CTGATCATACTACCCACCAATGGCCTCGCCGTGATGATCTGGAGTTCAATGAACTGAACGTTAGCCTTAAGATCAGCTATAAAACGCTGGTTTTGGCTTTCGTCTTGTTCGACGTTTTCCATAAGGTCGTCAATGTGGTATTCGACCTAGACTTCCTTTAATATCCCGTAAGACGGGAAGGAAGTTCACGGTTGCTTTTGCCACTAGGCTCTGAGTAGTGATACTCAGATTCAGTGATAACCACCCGTGAGGGTGGCTGTGAGTGTTCACAGGCTACGGATTCGACACACCTCTATTAAAGGGGGATCGATGAAAAGCCTTATGTCACTCTGGTCCCTGCTGGCGGAGGAATCTGCCAGCATATGTTGCACAAGCGCCACTCGTGACATTAATACCGTCACGAGTCGGATCGAACATGAGGGGTTGTCGTTTTTGACGATTACCCTACCTGACTTTGGGAAGTCCATCCAAAAATGGATAGACCAAGGNCAGGTCGGCATCCACTCTGCATTCCGCAAGGATAGCAGAGGAAGGCTCCCCCGATTCCTCGGAGGTTTCTTCAACCGTGTGTTCGACCGGGACAGTGGTTCATTGCTCGACGAACCCTGTGTCGCCTCAATTCACGCCCTTCGTCAGCTAACGCTGATGTTTGGCAAGATGGAGCTTGAGTGCTCTCCTGCACGAAAGGCTTCGGCGATCAGGAATTACATCGAGTGTGAACAGGAAGTCCGCCTATTCGACGGTGAACTCACACAAGGAGATCTGAATGAGTTCACGCGTATGTCGAGTATGCTTTTTGGTTCGATCTTCGCAGGGATGGACAGAGATGTCTATTACCAGCGGATCGTCCCTAAGCACGGCCCAGGATCAACAGCTGATAAACTTGGCGGAAACGCTAAGTTTAATCAGTCTGTCTGGACCGAGCGGCTCGAGCCGGTTTTCCCGGCAGGTGAGCACCTCCTACCGAACTGGCGATATTATCGTCAGCTCGATGGAGTTGACTTCCTTGAACCTGGCGCGGAGGTTCCCGTAAGGGTAACCCTCGTACCTAAAAC